ACAGCGCGCCGTATCCACTCAGTTTATCCTTTCGGTAAACTGGACTTGGAACAAACGCCTTTATTTCAAGACGTTGCAACCTCTCATTCCACCTCTCGGCGGAACGAAAGCCCAAGTACGAAATACGGCCGATGGCTGGACTGTTTCTTGATACATAGGGAATATTCCCAAGTATTCGTTCAAGTTGTTTAAACATGAACGTTGCTGTACGCCAATAACCCTTTAGATAAAAGGAATTTGCCGTTGCAGACCAAGAAATTAGTCGATCAGCTTGCTGCCTGTTCTCAGGATGCTCTTTACGGAGATATGTAGGTGTAACCTCATACCCGTTATAGGCATCTATGCCACAAGACTCTCTAAAGTTTCCACGATAGAAAGTCTTCGCATCATTCACTTTGCAATTGTATTTTCGCAAGTGATCGAGAACAGATACCGCATACGCTGCGGAAACGACTATGTCGTCTCCGTACACGTAAAGCCCTCTCGAAACGTTGAAAACGTTTCGTGGACTTACAGGAAGGTTCTGGATCTCAAGGAGAGCCACTACACATACAGTGTAGAAATACATGGCCTCCACTGGGAAACAGAGAGCGCTACCCATTGATGCAAACTTCCTTAATGGCCCGATAATCGTGCCATCAGGAAGTTGTGCATTCTTCGTCCTACACGCTTCAATCGCGTCCCGAAAATCGGGATTTGAACGAAACATCTCGATGGACAGTGAAAGAGGAACTCGATCACTGGCATCAGAGAGATCAATCGTTGCTAATTGACCTGTTTTGGACGAAGTCATTGCGAGCTTCTGGTTGACGGTTTGGTCACGGAAATTTATGTGACCTTTGGTCAGCCAATAGGATTCGATCTTACTATAAAGTAAGTCCCGAATTCCTTGTTGCACAAATTGTTGGCAACAAGGCTCTATTGCAATGATGCGGGGTCCTTTGAGAGTTTTCGGGACAGGCGTAACCCTAACGGGCTGCTCCTCATCCTTTGGTATAATCGTTGTAAACTCGAGCACATCTGACTCGGGGGGTAATCCGATAGGATAACCGTCACCGATAAGATGGAAATAAGGCTCGAGGCGATCATGCCACCTACGCCAGATATACTTCTGATTTCCAGAAATACAGTCTGCTGTAGCACCGGGTCCATGCTTAGGCGTACATTCAGAAAGCTCACAAGAGCTAACCAAATTATGCCACAGCACATCAGAAACAGCCAAAAACTTGGCTTTTTCTGATTCCGGAAGAGAAAACATATCAAAAGATCGCTCAATTTCGGTGAAGCTCCTAAGCGTCGAGGACACTCTATTTGGGGTGCACTCGATTTCCACTTTTTTGAATGTAAGGCATACTTGCCGTACAGACTCAATAAGAGTAGAAATATCGCCTGGAGCCATTCCAGATGATGGAACGTTAGTCCCATCGTTGTTGGATTGTTTTCCACTGAAAATCCTTCCTGTCTCTCTGTCGAAAATATGACTGATCATACCTTGCAAGAATGCAGGGATTGATCCAACTTTTGCAAAACCTGCAAAAGCTGTAGAGTCAACAAATCCAATTTCGAGGCTTCTTTCGAAGTCCTTACAAAATTGGGGAAGAGTAATCGTTAAAAACGATATACCTTCATTTTCGACACGTGACTTAATTACTTCTAAGTCACGATAATCAGAGACGTTAGCGGTACACTTGACGGAAGCGTCTATATAGACAGCTTCCATCAACTCTAGATAGCTACTTAACGTGCTTTTCAAGCCTGCCTCCTTAAATGGAAGTTAAGCTTCAACCACGTTAGTCTACCTATCCTCTCATACATAATGAGAGGCAGTCTGTTAAACACATCAAAACCCAGGTATAGTACATGCCTTTGTCTATATAATAGACTTGGGCCATGAACTCGAAGACTTAAGAGATTCCAGGCCGACTTATCGTCGGTCCGGGCTTAGAGGTCCCAAAGTGCACTATCCGATAGGGAGCGATGTGGACCACGGTGAAAGGTTGTATGCTCTATAAGGATTTGAGTCTAAGACTCATTTCCAAAGAGTTTTCCAACCGCCGTGCTGTCGAGCCAGCCTTCAAGGCCGGCAACCAGGTAGTTCACTTCAGTTGCCGAAAAGCCCACATTTGGGCGATCGATAACGAAGTAGAACGAAAGCGTTTCGTAGTCGTTCACACTTGTTAGTGGATCGGCCACGATCGCTCGCTGATCAACCCGTACCATTGACCGAATTCGGTCACCGGCAACGGCTTGATGGGAAATTGTCATTTTGAAATTCCCATCGGCACTCAAGTAGACGGACTTTTTACCGTCCGACTCCACTCGAGGCATTGATTTTGCGACTGAGTTGACAGTTACAGATTGTGGATCGGTAAACATACGATTATCCTCCGGATGGAGGGTAACCGCACTGTTGCGTGGCTAGCCTCCAAAGTTTTGGAGTGTTAATCCCGTTACGGTCCATACGTTACTCATGCGTATAGACGTATACAAGGTAACAGGTAGATAGATCCTCGGACTAGAATCTGCGAAGAGATGTTGACGGCAAGTCAACTCTTCCTAGACAAACCTAGCGCCCCAAGGATCAGTAATTGTCGTGTGGTTAAATCACCCCACGACAGGCTGAAACCATATGGACTACTTGCACTCACACGCTGTTTTATATCGATTACTCGATGTAATTCATAACGTGCTGGACCTGATTTCCAAGGGCAAAATTGTTTAAATTTTACCAAGGATTTCGTATGTGCCATGACGTACAAGTATTTAGCCGCGAGCCCATCGGAACCCCAATCAGTGATCTGATCTACATGATCACCTGCATTAGAGAACCAATTGATGAGCCACGTCCAAGGTGTAGCATTGTAAACAAACGAAGGATTGATCCTAGCCCCATGAATTGTCAAATGACGCTTCATTTGGTTTAGAGCGTCCCAATAATGGGAATCTCCTAGGTCAAACTCCGGACGATAGTATCGGAAAGAGCCAGACGAGGTAACTACGACGTCCTGTTGGACCCATAGTTCTCGAAAGGCCTCTCCATCGCCAATCAATCCCCCGATAGTGTCGCCGGCGGGTTCCATGAACCAGCCGCCGTCTTTTCGGGCGAGAAATTCGCTACTATCTGTTACAAGGGTTCGTCTCCGTCTTATGTCCCTTCCATTCTCGTTGGACATCTTAGCGATGACCTCACGAGAATTTTGGGCTATAGTGATCGCCTTTTCGACGTCACTTAAGAACGGGACCCATCCAAATTGATGGTTGAGAAAATGATCGCCGACCTTTTTAGGTGCCATGCGAACAGCTTGCTTCTTAGAGCCGACCAGTAGTTTCCAACCTTCGTTGAAAACTCCGGCCGATTTCGACAACATCCTAGGGATGTCTCGAGCCTCTTTGATAGCAAGGCCAAGACTGGCTTTCTCAAGGTGAGGCTTGGTTTTAGACCAAGCATCAGAACCCCACATGTCACTAGCGTTGGGTACTAATCCATACATAGCGCCGGCAACTTGACTTTGATTAGTCATTGTAAAGCCGTCAGCGTATGGTGGAAAGATGGGATTACAAAACCCACCTGTATAAGTATACGGGCCACGTCCAACTCCCCAAATGGAGAGTTCTCGTGTTCCCGAATAAAACTTACCGTATCCAACAACTCCCGAAGGGAGGCCTGTATCTATCTTTATAGAAGTGAACGGCCCACCACTCAAATAAGGAGGTCCTGCGTGGAGTTGATCCTCGCAGGTCTCAATACGAGAGAAGTAGGGCGAACCCAACTCGTAGACGCCATATGTTCCAAGCTCCTTGTCAATAAAATGACCGGGATCTTGACCTATGGTGTCGTGAAGCGTAAGCTTCCCGGTTGGGATCTGGGTTCTACCCTGCCAAGGATGGCGGGTAGTCCTCGTTCGCGTTCGAAGGCCTGTAGACATGTATGTACACCTCCATAGTGTAGAAACTAGATTTCAATAAGAAATCTTGCACAGCAAATGGTTTCCAAGGGCAAAGGAGCCCTTGATTCAGAGAATTGTATCGCTACAACTCTAGACGGCCCCGAG